AAATCGAGGACTTCGGCTTACCGCATCCTCGACGATACGCTTAATATACGCAATCAATGAAGCGCCTGTTAAATCAAGCATTTATCGTTCCTTCTAGGGTGTGTTCCCAACTTTGCTAAACTGATATTTCTTCTATGCCTCTCAGAAAACACCGCACCCATTTTTGCCATTGATATTTTCTTCTTTGTTTCGTCGGAACAAACTTTTCCCAGTCTAGATAAGCTCATCTTTGTTCTGGTTTTCGAGCTTAGCCTCTTTCCAAGTTGTATCCTTGACATCAATGCAGAAACGTCTGGACGTTTTATACCAGTTCTTGCTTTTCGTATCTTATCTTTGTGCTCATCGCTAAGCTTTCTTCCTCTGAGCGCATTCCCAATCTTTACCCGGACCTCCAATGTCTGACTATGACCCCCATCATCTCCCCCTGGGGTCAGGTTATATCCGTGTTCTCGTTTGTCTGATTGATATTGCTGGATAGCGGATTTTTCCAACCTGCTCAACTGTGACCTGTCATCAGCAAGACATACCTCTGATAGCTCAAACGCATCCGGTCCATATTTTCTTATGACTTTATGGAAAAGTATGGTAGACCCGTGAAAGGCATCACGAAGATGGTCCCTCCAACGAGCTTGAGGGGTTTTTACGGTCTTCCCGATGTAGACCTTGCTGTTGACCTGATTTGTGACTTTGTAGACAAACACGGGTTCCTCTCCTATTTAGTACCGTGTAGGCGAGGAACCCGTAAGTTCTGTTTACAGCTTCTTCACGTCGGCGACGAGCTTGGCTGCCTCTGCCTTGGCGGCGGCAAGAACCTTGGCGGCTTCCGCCTTGGCTTCTGCGAGCAGCTTCTCTGCCTCGGGCTTTGCCTTGGCTACATCGGCTTTCACCTTTAAGGCTTCTGCCTTCGCCACTGACTTTGCCTTCGCCCACCACCCTGCCAAAATGGCCACGAGATGGCTGATTGCCAGTCCAACTACTGCGGTCGTAATCATGGTTTCTCCCTTCGGTCGTTAATACTCTCTGCCGAACTCTTTACCAACCACTTCCCCGCCTGACTTCTTGGTCGGTCAGGCTATCAATGTTGCCCTTGTTCTTCTCGTCGTCCATAATCTTGACGGGCAGCGAGGAGTAGTCAACACCAGGCGGCGGGGGCGGAACAGTCTGGGTAACAGGCTCAATCCACTGGTGGATAGAACGGCGGATGTCCCCGATGGAGACATACCACGTAATCCTCGGGTACCAGCGGTTCTCAATCTGGATGGAGTCCGCATTGTCGTAGAACAGGATGTTCCACTCGCTTCCGTCATGTGCTTGGAATACTGCGCCCGGAATCATGTAGGCGAAGAAAATCTCGTCTCCCTCGATGGGGCTGAGGGGGTTGGGCATCTGGAGCGTCCCCGGATTGGGCTTGAACTGGGCGAAGGTCGAGGTACGGGTGTCCAGCGGGTCCCCCACGATAGCCTGAAGTTCTTGGTCATCATTGGGATGGTCCGCCTCGCACAGAACCCCCGCAATCTTCATCACGGCGTCTGTCAGTTCGGTTGCAGTCACTTTCATAGCGGTTCCTCTCTTATGGCTTGAATAGTCGGCGTTCTTGCCCTTGGACTGCCTCTCCTTGTCCTCGATAAGCTCGTCCTCAAGGGTACGCATAGCCCAGTTTCCGTCTACCTTCTGGACCTCGATGACCTGGGAGTTCGCCGGTCCCCCGGCCAGCGGGATGGTGGTGGGGTCGCCGTTGGAAAGGATACACGGGAGCGCAAGGAGGAGCCGGGAATGGGTGACAGCGACAACCGTCCCGACCTTTTCCGCCCTCGCCTGTAGCCAGTGGACGATGGCTACCGCCCGGTCGTAGAACTCCCGGAAGGGCTTGCCCCCCGGAGGAGCCTCGTCGAAGTTCTGCATGAGCGCCTCAAGCTCCTTGATATGGTCCCTCATCAGGTCCCCGGACCAATCCCCCATGTCCCACGGACGGAGGTTGGGGATAAGGCGCAGGGGGGCCTTGGTGACCTTGGCCACTTCCTTTGCCGTGTAGGCTGCCCGGTCAAGGTCGGAAGAGTATATCTCCTTTATTTCCTTGCCATTGAACTTTTGGGCAACCTCCTTGGCTTGCTGCTTTCCCTCCTCGTCAAGGGGGACGTTCACCCAGCCCCGTATGCGGCTGTCCATAGAATCGCCCGTAGTGCTGTTGTACGGGGTATGCCCGTGACGTAGGAAGCAGACAGTCGGCTTTTCTTTGTCTTTGGTCGGCATGTCCTTCCCCTCTTTTAAGATTCCCGAAGAGGCTATCCTCATAGCGGGGACCAAGAAAGCCTGCTTGGCATCCTCCAAGACATCTTTCAGGTCGTCAAACGGCGTTCCCTCCCAGTCCTCGTACAGTCCCTCTTCCTCGTTTAGGGTATAGCCCATGTTTTCCCAATCCCCCCTTGCGCTGCGGACGGGCTTCCAGCCATGCCAAGAGACCTCAATCTCCTGCGACGGGACCGTTCTCTCCACGTAGAACTCGCTGCTGTCCTCCGTCCCCCGGACGGCGTCCTCGGGGGTCCTTACCCGCAGGACGACAGGGGGAAACGCCAGCCCGTAGTTCTCCATCGTCTGTCGGAACACTATCTCCCCGAAGTAGTAAGCGTGCTCGGGGCTGTCGGCGAAGAAAACCTTGCCCTGCGAGCTAGCGCCGAGGTCCCCTCCCCAGTGCGAGTCCTCGGAGGGCTTCAGACCCTCCTTGGCTATACTGGGGATACGGTCCGTCGAGGTGCAGTGGTAGAGGTAGGTCATTGTGCCCTCTTCACCAAGTCCAATGGTGACCCTAGTATCCTGCCGAAGGTCACCGTGCGACCGATGGGGATGGCAGACTGGTTCTCCCACGGCTGCTTGTTCGACTCGCCCCTTACGTCCACCAGCGGCTCGCCGTCGCCCTTAAGGTGGTGCGGGTCAACGCCTTGGTCAGGGTTGTTCCTGACGATAGGGTCGAACAGGGTAGGAAGACCCGTCTGGATAGGGATGAGATAGCGGGTATCCCCTTCCTTGAGAAGCTCCACGCCGAAGTCCTGCTGGAGGAGGACGCCACGGGGGTTCTTGTAGGTGACGCCATGCACGACCAGCCGCTCGCCGTTCCTGCGGATGATAAGGTCGCCGTCTTGTACGATGGGCGTGTTGGTGAGGAAGCTGCGGCTGTCCCTCGTGGTCTTGATGCCTCCGCCCTCGTCAATCTCACGCATCAGGGCGCTGTCCGGGGGAACATAGAGAAGGTCATAAGGTCCGTAGTAACCTCCCACTACGCCGGTCTCGTAGCAGGACGGGCAGCCGTGCCTCGGCGTGTCGATGCCCGCCTCCGGGCGCACGCACCCGCAAGGCTCCCCACGGGTCCTGCGGAAGAAGACGTAGGCAGGTTCGCCGACCTGCTCGAAAATCCACTGGTTCCGGTTGACCATCTCGGCGAACTCCCATGTCAGGTTGTCCACTTCCTGCGTGTTGACCACCTTGCTGCGGTCGGCACCCGGCTTGTGCAGTTCCCCGTTCTCCCCTACCCCCACCACGGTGTAGAACTGCCGTGCCATCGAGGTGTAGATGTCCACGTAGTTGGCTAGCCTCTTGTACCTTACCTTGGTCTCTTGGATGCCCCCGTAGTTGACCTTGTTGACGTTGTCCGTGTAGACCTGCGCCTCGTCGGATACTGCCCCGCCCATAGGCAGGGTATTGTCGGCGGGCAGCCAGACGGTCTGGTCCAGCGCCCTGACCTGCACGGGGCGCACCTCTGTGGTATTGTTGAACATGTCGGTCAGGAAGACCTTCACGTCGTCCGGGCTGTTGGCAACCTTGGGGCGGGACTGGACGACATCCTCGTAGGGAATCTCCGGGAGCTTGAACCCCCACCTGCCGAGTTCCCCCTGTTCCACCCAGTCCGAGTCCTTGATGATGTAGCTTACCTCCTCCAAGGCGGCTTGGTCCCGCCAGAAGTGCCCACGCCAGACGGCGGGGTTGAGCCTCTTCCAGTTACTCGGGTGGTCATAAGACCTATATACATTATAACCTTTTGTCGCCTCTGGGTCCTCCACCCACCACAAATCTCGGGCCCCGGTATAGGAGCTATTAAGCACAAGGAGTTCGTTTACCATTCTGCACCCACCGTAGTTAGCCCCTTATTCCAAGGCTTTCCGAAATACCAGCGTTTACCCCTCTGGTCACTTCTTCCCAATGACCATCTCTTTTCAAGATATTCATCAAGTTGCTGATTCCATATCCTTTTTATTTTCCCATCTGGGCTTGATATCCAAATACGCCCAAGAACATTAGCCCTTTGATTTGAACAGAATGCGGGGGATAGCTTATTCCCTTTATTAGGACTAGTTTGACCGTTAATTGAGTCCCTCCCAAAATGCCACCCTGCTACTAAACACTCTTTTATTCTCGAAAGTAAGACTCGTTTGGTTCCAGTAACAGGATTGGTCATCCACCGACTTCCTCGAACACAGTCCGCTCCCCTCCTACCTCCCTGTAAAACTTTCTTCCTTTCTTCGCCGATTACACAGGTTTGGGCTTTAGGACTAGTGTTGTATCCGTTGAAACAAGCATTAAAAAGGGTTATATAATGCTGTTCCCTCTCCAACAGAACATCTACCGGGCATTCCTCGACTACCACCCACTCCCAAGCACCCTCCCCGTGCTTGTTCCACGAACCTTGTAGCTTCTTGGAGTGATGCAGGTTTTGGCGAAGAAGTTCCCTGTGTCTCTGCCAGCGACGACGGAAATGTTTTGTGTTCCCGACATAGGATTTTCCGGTAACCTTGTTGGTAATTCGATATATGCCCGTTTTCATCTCTTATCTCTATTATACGGTGGGTCGTTTAAGAATTCCGATACAAAGCCCGCCGCCTTTGACATCTTCCCTGTTCTTACCATCCTGTCGGTAAGCCGGTGTCCTTGGATGCTGTATAGCTCGGCGATATGTATCGCCGTCCGGCAATGCAGCATCAAGGAATACGGGTAGGCCTTGCTAGGTCCGCTAACCCGTTCGCAGCATTCCCTCTTTTCTTCCTTGCTGGGGTACCAACGTCCCTTGCTGTAGAATGTCCCGTCCGGGTGCTCGGTGCGGTTCTTGCGGCGGAGGTAGCAGTTGTTGGCCTCGGCGACAAGCTGCTCCATGCTGACATTCTCCAGCATTGCTTTCGCTTCCTCTTGCGAGTGAAGGGCGGACCTTGCCCAAGCCGGAAGCTCCCCAGCGGTCTCCATCAGCTTCAAGCTCTCTATCACCCGTGCGTCGTCAATATACGAGATGTGGTAGGGGCGTTTTCCCTCCTCCCGTATAATGTTCTTGTCGTGGACATCCTTGAACATTCCCCCTTTAGCATCCATCTGGGCTAGGGGTTTACCCTCATAGAAGATGACATATTCCGGTCCGGTCTTCAGGTATTGCTTGGCGTACCCCTCCTGCGTGGTACACTAGCTTGTGTTGGAGGACAAGGTCATCAGGGCTTCTGGCTCCGTGACCTTGTAGACTCGGATGGGTCCCTGACTAACGACAAGCTGTGCCCCCCGTATGCCTTGGAGTACCTCCTTCTTCTTTTCGTGCTCGGACACCTCTTCGGCTCTCTCTTCTACAACTTGGTAGAGGTCGGACGGAGCATACCGGGAGATATCTTTCTCGCCCGTGAACCGGGGATTGCGGCGTATCTTTATGAACCTGCCAAGTGCCTCCCTGAGCTTTTGGGTATCCTCGGGAAGGAGGAGGACTCCTTTCCCTAGCTGGCGGGCAATCCACTCCACGAAATCTTTCTCCGTGGGGTCAGCGGCAATACAAAACTCTAGCTGTTGATTATCCAGTCCGTAACTCTGCCGGATAAACTCTAGCTTTGCCTCGCTGGGACGAGCATACCGAAGAAAGCAGCTTGTAAAGGTGAACATAAATTCTAATCCGTTGAAAATAAACCATTTATCCGAGGAGCCAACGCTGTTGTCTCAACCCTGCCGAGTACGGACGGATGGCCGTCAGCAGGGGGGCTACCGTCTCGAACTCCTGCTGGTAGCTCTGAGCCAAGGACAGGTAAAGGGAGGACTTGTTGATATCCAAGCTTACCCCGTTGAGGGAGTAGCTGAACTCGTCCGCCGCCCACCTCGCACCCTCGGCGGACAGGCAGGAGGAGGACGCACCGATAGCGGCTATCTGTCCCCAGTCCTTGGGGATGTTCTCCAAGGTGTAGTTGGTGATGTTCTTGGGGTTCCAGTAGTTGAGCTTGGCGATGTTGATGTCGAGCATCCTTAATATGGTGGTGTCAAGCCAGATGTATCCTACCCGGCTGGTGTATCCTGCCACGACCTTTCCCGGCGTCGGCGGGCGGAAGTGGTAGTTACGGTCCGGGTTGGTGTCGGACAGCAGTTCCCTGACCGCCATGATGGGCATGGTGTACTTGTTCTTGGTCTGGGGACGCTGGGCTATGATGACGCTGGGTGCCTCGAATGCCGAGTCGGCAGGGTCGATAGCCTGGACAACGAAGTCCTCGTACACCCGGTTCTCCGGTTGACCCTGATACTGCACGATATACCATACGAGCCTGTAGACGCCCTTGAAAATGGTTGGTATCGTCATATTAACCCAATAAGCTCCTGGTGAGCTACGGGATGGCACCAATTTGGGCTGGGTGACGAGGAGAAGGTCGTTTTCCGGCAACACCCTCATATGATTCGGCTGTTCGAGGTCATATTCGTATGCCCTCTGTCCTGCGGTGGGCACTTTGTCGGTAAGCTGGAAGATGGAATAGCAGATGATGCAGGGGTCGATGAGCGCCCCGTTGGAGTCCCGGACGAGGATGCTCAGGTCTCCCGGTCCCAGCCGTTTGCCTTGTGTCAGCGTTATCATAGCTTCTCCTGCCTAAAGAAACGAGTAGTCATTCCGCCAAATCAAAGGCACAAAGTGACTACGATTTACCCTTATAGGGACCTCGGCAGAGACAGTGCCCCGCCCTGCGGGCGGGCGAAGGGAAAGTTATGATATACGCTTTCAAGTGTGACAAGTGCGGAGCAATCCTTGAGGAGTTGATGCCCATGGACAAGGCGACCTTCGAGGACCGTCCCTGCCCCATCAAGTCTTGCAAGGGAGTGGCCGTCTACCAGCTTAAGGGCGCACCCGCCGTCGCCACCGACAGCATGTCAAAGCAATCTTTCGACGTTACCGTAGGCAAGGATGCCGAGAAGCGCTGGGAGAACATCCGCAAGCGTCAGGCAGTACGGGACAAGATTCGCAAGGAAACCGGGGAAAAAGCCCTAATAGCTACAACCAATGAGACTTACCGGACGCTTCCGGGAACCAAGCTCCGGGAGATCGTCATCCCGGAGAAGGCAAACGAGAGCATCTCGACCGCCTTGGCGAAGTAGCCTTTGTTTGGAACGTAAAGGGGGCAAGAAACAGACTTCCATCCCCCTAATTGAGAGGAAAGAAACACGGCGGCTCGCCGTTAAGGAGACACGAACATGGCACTATTTGGGTCATATGCACCTCCAGGGGTATATACAACGGTACAGATTGCGCAGGCAGGGCAGCCGCTCTTTGGCAACGCCCGCATCCCCGTAATCATCGGCGAGGGTCAGGAGTACTTCGAGCAGGACAACGTCGAAATCTTCCGTGGCTCAAGCTCCGCCGCCCAGCCGCAAGTCGTAAACGAGAACATCTCGAACCAGATTACGGAGAGCACCAACGAGGCTCATACGACCTACTTCCCGGTGGTCATAGGCGGGAACGGCTCCGGTCAGGCTGGCTCAGGCTCGGGGGCGCTTGCCGCCCAAGTGACGGACAACCCGGCATACGTGCAGGTGGTTGACAACGGCATCCCGATGACCGTCATCTCTCTCGACGGCGAGACCGGCGTCTTCACCACGCAGGAACTCATGAATCCCGGCGACAACGTGGAAATCACCTATTACTTCCTGCGGACCGACACCCTCATTACCAAGGAAGACGAGTCCGACCAAGTCCCCAGTTTTGCCACACTGGCCATCTCCGATACCGCCTCTCCTCCCCAGAGCATCACCCTCAGCACCTCGCTCCCCGGCGTGACGGGAAACGGCGTCCTCATCAACATCGTTAACGACACCCTGTTCTTCCCTCCGGGTACCGGCGTGCTTGACACGCAGGCAGTCTCCGGGGCAGGCACGGACACCATCACCATCGACATTGCCAAGGTAGGGGGCGGCAAGCGGACCCTCTTGGATATCTACCACCTTGTCAGTGCCGGTATCCCCACCTTGGACGCCGGGTACCTGACGGCTACCAAGCCAGCCTCCACTTCCCCCCCGGATGTGGCACCCGCTGCACTCATCAGTTCCCATCTCTCCGGTGGTCAGGGACCGAACACCAACACCGTGTTCACGGTCCAGCATGTCCCCATCGTTGACGGTACAGGCGGGGGCGTGGTAACGACCGATACCTCCAAGGTGACGGTATTGGTGAACGGCGTCAAGGTTGCCGTGGCGGCAGTGGATGGTCTGAGCGGTCAGGTCACCGTGGTCAGCCCGGTAGCCTATCCTTCGACCGTTACCATCACCTACTACACCAACACCTACCAGAACACCTACGACCTCATCCCGGCACAGAACGTGTCATCCATCATCGAGGTCGGTCTGGGACCCAACCGGGCGGACTTCGTCGAGGATGCGGACTATGTCCTCGGGACCGACTCGAACGGCAACAGCATCATCAACTGGGGAGCCAGCACCACGACCCTTGTCGGGACCTCCAGCACCGCTTCCACGACCCCGTTCGGACCCTCCGACATCATCACCACCCTTGTTGACGAGCGTGTCTGGATGCGTCCTTGCACTGGAGTTGTGAACAGCAAGAACCTCGTGTTCTCCGCTCCTGACAGCGTGGTGGACGGAAGCGGTCTCAGCGTCACGACCGATGACCCGACCAAGATTTCAGTCTATATCGGTCTCAATCCCGTGGAAGCCTTGGAGAGCGGACCCGTCCGGGTCATTGACCTTAATGGCGAGACCGGACAGTTCACCCTCTACAATGCCCCCACAAGCGGTTATGTCTACGCCAGCTACTACCGTAACACCCTCAACGACCACACCTACACGGCGACGGTTGCCAACCCCGGCATCTCTGGGCAAGGAACCTATACCTTGGCGGATGAGGTCGGACGGGTCTTGCCGGTGGTCAGCTTCGACGCCACGGACAGCCACGTCACCCAGTCGGGTCCCTTTGCCGAGACC